GAGCTGCGCGGGATCGACACGCTCCGTGGTATGGATGGTTGGAGCGATGCTGATTTGCACGTCGATCTTTGGAAACGCCGCGCGCGGCGCCCTTTGCGCCGCCGCCGGTGCATCGAACGCATCCGCTGTGCCGACCCGCGGCGCTGGCCCCTCGACAACATCTGGCGCAGACATGACGGACGGTGGTGTGACCAGCTGCGGCCCGATTGACTGGACCGCGGCAACCGCTGACGGCAGCCGCTGGATTGCAGCAACAACATCTTGGATTGCGCCAAAGGTGTTTACAAAGCCTGACCGGGACGGCGTGACCAGTTCTGGCCCCTCCTCACCCACCAGATAGGTGCCATCCCGGCTGACCGGGCCACCACCTGCACGAGCACCGTCAATCTCCGGCACTGACGGCGCGGGCGCCACCGCACCGCCCTCCGCGGCAGCCATTTCAGCGCGCAGTGCCCGCACGCGGGTTAGTGCTCGGTCGATGGAGGCAGTGCCGATCTCGGGCGTGGTCTCCGTTTCCCCGAGAATGCGCAGTGCCTCTGTCACCTCAACCGCGCGCAGGCGACCCGCATCGAGATCTGCTTCGACCCCAACCAGCTCTTCCTGCAACCGTCCAAGGTTGGCCAGCAAGGGAGCGGCCAGGCTGTCTCCCATCGGCCCGTTTTGATCAATCTGGTCGATCTGCGCCTGAACCCCGGCCATTTCACCGCGCAGGTGGCCGGCATAATCTGACAGGTCTTGCAGATACTCTGGCGTTGGCAGATCCCCGGCAGCACGGGCCGCTGCCAGCGTCTCTGCTGCCCCTCTTTGATCGGTTGGCAACAAATCAAATTCAGCCTGCCGCGGCGGCACCGGGATCTCAGGCGGTGTGACTTCCTCCTCCCCCATCATCCAGCGCAGCCAACGCGGCGGCTCGCCAAAGCTGATCAGGCTGGACAGATCAATGCTGCCGATCCCGTCGATGATGCGGCCCGGAATGCCCGCAACCCAGTCTATGAATTCCGCAAACCGCTCACGTGCCCCGTCCCAGATCGACTGGATCAGGCCACGGCCCGCCTCGACCAATGCGCTGGCCGCCTCCCCGATCCGGGCTGGCATGTCAGCAAACCAGCCAATGATATTCTCGGTGACTTCCCGCGCCCGTTCGGTGATCCGGGCGATGTCTTCCTCGGACAGGGTCTCGCGAGTGAACAGACCCGACAGCAACTCGCCAAGACCCGACAGCTTGTCCCGCACCCAACCCCAGGCTGCACCGAACCCATCGACCAGCGGCGTCAGAAAGGACAGCTTTTCACCAACCCAATCGAGACCCGGCTGCAGCGCTGCGCCGATCGCCTGACCCACGCCGGTGAAGATCGCGCTGATCCGGTCCCAATACCGCCAGATGGCAATGCCAGCCGCGGCCACAGCAGCGGCGACCAGTGCGAACGTGCCCCAGACCGGAGCAGAAATTGTGGCCACGGCCGCGCCGATCGCTGCAATACCCGATGACAGGGCCGCGACGCCCGGGACCGCCAGCGCGATGCCGGTGAGCCCGGCACGCAAACGGCCAATCGTCCCGAGGGGCTGGCCAGACATGGCCGCCAGCGCAGATTGCAATCCGATCATGGAACTTGCCGCTGCGCGCGCCCCGATGGCCGCCCGACCGATGCTGTTATAGCCCGCCGCAATCAGTGACAAGACACCCCCGCGTCCCAGAAGCCCGGCAAAGCGCAGCGCCGCCATGGCGCCTTTGAAGGCGATCACCGCTGCAGTCGCCCCCACCACGGCCAGCGTCACCTCCGGATAGGCATTTGCCAGATCGGCCAGTCGCGTGATCAGCGGCGTGACGGCTTCGGCAAGCTGCGTGATCGCGGGCATCAGCGCATTGCCGATATTGATCTGCAACTCGGTCAGAACGTTCTGGAACCGCTGCATATTGGCCTGGAACGTGTTGTTGCGGGCAGCAAATTCAGCAAAGGCAGACCCCGCATAGGTCGCGCGATCCCCCACCATGCCGAGCGTGTCCTCGACAAGGCCAAGGTTGGTCAGCAGCGGTCCAAGCGCGCGGGCCTCATTGCCGAAGAGCTGCGACGAGATCGCCGCGCGTTGCTCGGCAGGCAACTGGCCGATGCGCCGAAGCACGTCGATCGTGGTCTCCACCGCGTTTTCCTGCATGGAGCGGGCGGTTTCTTCTGCGTCGAGCCCGAGGGCTGCGAAGGCCCGGCTCTGGCCTGCCGTGGCGGCTTCGCCTTTTGTGAGCGCTGCCCCCATGTTTCGAAATGACGTCGCAGCGACCTCGCTGGTCGAGCCTGCTGCCAGCATCGCGGAGGCGAAGGCGGATGTTTGCTCTGCGGTAAAGCCAAACATGGTCGCCTGCGCGCCCACACGCTGGACCACGTCCAGAATATCCGCCGCACTCGAGGCCTGGCTGTTGGACAGATGGTTCATCGCATCAGCCAGCGACACCGTCTCATCAATGGTCAGCCCGAGCGCCGTCATCAGGTTGGCCATCGAGCCACCCGCCTGCTCCGCGCTGATATCAAACGCCACCCCAATCCGGGCGGCGGCATCGGTGAAGCGGATCAGGTCCTCACCCGAAATCCCAGCCTGACCGGCCGCAGCGGCAATATCCGCCAGACCTGTCACCGCGATGGGAATGTCGCGCGACAGCGCGAACAGGTCCTGCTGGAACTGCGCAAAGGCTGCAGGGCTTGGAAAGTCCACCACCTTGGCCACATCGGCCATGGCGCTTTCAAAATCCGAAGCCGCCTGGATCGGCGCGCCGATCGCGCCGCGCAGGGCATAAAAGCTGGCCACCGCATCCACCAGCCCGCCGCGCGCGTCAGCCAAGGCGCGGTTGTTGCGGGTGATGGCCGCGTTCAGGCGGTCCCCGAAGGTGATGGGCTGGCCATTGGTCTCACGGATCGTGTTCGAGATGCCCGCCAGCGCATTCGCCGCCCGACGCGCCGGGCTGGTCACCCGGTCCAGCAGTTCGATGACCAGTTGGGATGTGAGCTGTGTCATCTGGTCACCTCATCTTCGCAGCACGCGCGGGACAGCCTCCACGGCGTCGCGTCACCTCATCTTCGCCGCCCGCGCGAGACGCCGGGCCTCGGCGTGCCAAAGCACCACCTCGGACCAATCCATCTCCTCAAAGGCCGTGAGCGGCGTGTTCAGCCAGTGGGCGGTTTCGGCAACGACCGATCGCCAGGAGGCGAAGCCGTGCCCTTGGGGAAAAAATCCGCAATCACCTCCGACAGCGCGGTGAAGTCGTCGGTGTCCAAGTCCTCGATCATCTCAACCGGATAGCCCGTCAGCGCCGAGGCCATGACAATGCCCTGATCCAGGCGGTCGGTGATGCCGTCCAGCGCCGCGTTCATCCGCTTGAGGTCCTTCACCTTGGGCTTGGCAATGCGGATCTCGGTGATTTCGCGGCCCTCGAAGGTCACCGGCGCCGACAGGGAAACGGTCTTTTGTTTTGCTCTATCAGACATGGGTCACCTCAAAAGCCGTTGGGAAGGCGCAGAATGGATCGCTCGTCTGCATTTTGGGACGTGCCGTTGACGCGCCAGTCGGTGGTGAAAAAGTCCCAGTAATATTTCTCAGCGCCCTCGAAATAGAGCTCGTAATGCAGGATTTCGTTGATGGCGTAATCAAAGCCCTGCAACTCGCCGCGCTGGAACGCCTCCGGATTGGCCGTGCCCAAACGCCCCTCCAGCACCGCCTTGGCCTCGATGGCCACGCCATTGCGCTTGTCGCGCACCGAACCGTAAGCGGTGAACTTCTTGCGCGCCGTGGCACCGAGGCCAAACTGCGTCAGCAGATCCGGATCCCAGCCCGCCAGCTTGAAACTGGCCTCGAGTTTCTGGATGCCGAGGGCCACCTCGATCTGCACGCGCGAGCCGCCGGGATGATGGTCCTGGGTGATTTCCTGCAGGTTGGGCAGCTGCAACTCGGTCAGCGTCAGGTGCTTGGAGGCCGTGGGGTTCTCATCGCCGCAAAACAGGTTTGCGGCCTCCATGATATAGATGTTGCTCATGGTAATTCCCTTTATCCTGTTATGGTGCCGACCTGCGCCAGCAGATCATCGAGCAGCGCATCCAACGCCGGGCGGTAGCGCGCGGACTGAATGCCAAGATAGCGCAGCACTGGCGCCTCCTCGGCGGCAAAGCTGACCGTGAAGCGGCCTTGGCGCAGTTCCTCGGGCGTGTTCTGATCGCGGGTGAACTTCATCTCGAAGCCCAGGATGTCGCCATCGGCCTTGAGATTGCGCAGGCCGGTTTCCATCGTGTTCAGGATCGCCTGGATGGTCTGGCCCGTGATGTTGAACCGCCCAAGATAGAACCGCAGGGTGCGCAGCAGCATCAGGTGGATGAAGTCGCGCCCGCGAGTGACATTGTAAAACCGCCAGAGATCATCCTCGCCCGCGTTGTCGGTGCCGACAAAGATGAAGCCACCCTGACCGATCGCACTTTCCACGCCCATTTCACCGCGCAAGAGCACGCCGATATTGGCCGACAGCAAGCGCTGGCCTTCGGTCGCGCCATCCGTGAGCGAGAAGTTGATGGGACGTGAGGGGCCAACAATACCTTGCACCGGCTGGTTGGCCCAGCTGTGGAACGGGCGGCCCTGCTTTTCGTGGTCGCGGCGCACGCCGATGCCGATCACCGCGGGCGACAGCGGCTGAACGACACTCACCCCACCGTCAAACACTTTCACTGCAGGGTCGACCGGGATCAGGCGTTGCGAGGCAATCGTCTCGCGCCAATCGATGGCGTCCTGCTCGGTGGTGGCTGGGCCGTCGACGACCGCATGGGCTAGAAGCTTTTCGCAGATCGCAGGCAGCGCTGCGCAGACCGGGTTGGCCTCGCCGACACCGCGTTGACTGGTATAGCCCGGGGCGCAAATGAGGCGCGGGATGATGCCCAGCTCGGGACCTGCGGTGATGAACGCCTGAAGACCGGTCGCGACGCCGTCGCCGACGATATTGGCGATGGTCGCGTCCGCATCGGCACCGTCTTCGACGCGCACGACCACGACCTTGGCGGCCACCTGGAACTCGCCGAGCTGCGCGTTGATCAGCGTGACCGCATCACGCAGCGTGCCGGTCGCGCCAAGGGCTGTCAGCTTGGTGGCGTCGTCAGAATAGAGAAACACCGGCGTGTCGGCCGGGAACACCGATGCATCAGCATCAGGCGCTGTGCCAATAAGCCCGACGACGGACATATCGCTCCAGACGGGCGGGCGCGGCTCGGTGTCGATCCGCGTGATGGAAATCCCGAAGGTCGGGTCGGACATGAGAGGGTCTCCTTGAATAGCCAAAACCCCACGCGGCCGTCAGGCGCGCGTGAAGGTATATTGGATGCTTGGGATCGGCGGTTGGCCGA